ATGCTGATGCTGTATGCCCCGGCAGGGGTTATTTCACGTTAGAATAGGGCCGTGGTTTGCATTGCCATGCGCATCACACTATCAACGGGCTGGCCCTCTGCTTCGGCAGGGGGTTCGGCTTTTCTGGCCCCAGAGCAGTTGACACGATGTGAACCGTTTCGTACTGTTACTTCATCAGTTGATAGCGATCAGGATCACAAGATGAACTTTGCCCAACAGTCCAAGAAGATACGCAAGGCGCTGAACCGCAAGCCATCCCGAACCCTTTGGGAAATCACGCGCAGTCCTAGCGCCGCAATGCTGGAGAAAACGACAGCACGGGCCATTCTGGATGCAAGGCTGGATGGCAAGCGCAAGTAAGACAGGCACGCCCTGAAGAAGCCGCCCCTTCGGGGGCGGTTTTTTGTTGTGCCGTGATATTTGTGGGTTAACAATGTGGTAACTTAGCGGTACGTTGTTAGTAAGAAAGGCAGTGACGACCATGTCCCAACTACACATCTACCGGCACCGGAAGTTCCGGTCGGCTGATGAAGCACCGTTCGAGTTCAAAGTGAAGCGTGTCCCTGGGGACGAGTTCAAAACTGGTGACCAGTTCGATACGCTCGACATTCGGACGGGTGAAATGTTTGTATCGTTCATGTGCATCACCCGCGATGAACTGGTGGCCTGCCGAGACGCAATCAATGCCCACCTGGGCGAGCAGCCCCAATATGTCTGCGATGGGTGTGGCGACCTCTATGAACCGAACCGTCAGCCCCAGCCGCAACGCCAGCAGTATTGCGCCACATGCCGAGATGACGGGACCGCTGAACGTCTTCGGAAACGCAGCCAGCGTGCGAGACAATCGAAGGAAGCCGCAAGCGAGGGCCGCCATGCTTCGTGATCCGCAGGACGCACATGAGCCGGAGGCGATTTATTGCCCGCACCCGGATTGTGAGGGGGGTGAAGTGTTCACCCAAAAAGCCTTTGGGATACGTCGCGAGAAAGGCTTCCAGAGGTTTTGTCCCGTCTGTGATGGGGGTCCAGTGATGACGGGGGCCGCGATGTGGGACGCGATGGCGTGGGCTGAACGTCGTGGCCTGTCGGTAATAGACGCCACCGAGGAACTGAGCCGATGACCGAACAACGCAAAAGCCGCCCACGAGTTAAGGGGATGCGGTCAGACACGTTCGTGCTGGTGAACGGCGTTCGGTATATCCAGGATGAGGAGGCTGACATGCGCCAGATGCGCTACCACCTGCGGGGGCGTGAGGAACGCAAGGCCCGTGAGGAGAAATATGCGCTAATCATTAAGCGCTGTAAGGGGCTGCTGTTTCGCTATCACTGCGATGCCTTCATGATCAAGGATCAATGCCACCTCGTGGGGCTAGAGGTGGAAGTCAAGGATGTTCGGAACGCCATGAAATCACCCGAAGCCCTGCACCTGTTTCAGCGGGTCCGAGCGCCGACTGGACGTATTGAGTGGATACTGAGAAAGGACAAGGAATGATGAGGCAACCAATCTTTGAACACGTGATGACGGTGCCGGTGCGAAAGCGCCAGCGCACGTATACCGTCTCGCTGTTTCGGGTCAAGGGTGAAGGCACCTGGCGCGAATGGCGAGATGACCTCCTGGCAGGGCTGGCTGTGGCCGGCTTGTTCGTGATCGGGATGCTGTTCTGGGTGGTGGCATCGTGAAGGACACGCCCTACTTCAAGATCACACAGATCGCAGATCGGCACGGCATAAGTCGGCAGGCCGTCTACAAGTGGCTCAAGCTGGGCAAGCTGGGCAAGCCCCGCGTGCATCCCATTGATGGGGCCGAATATTGGCTGGAGTCTGACCTGCCGCCGCTGGGCGAACGGGCCGCACCGCCGAAGGGTGACCCGTTGCCGGAAGGGCAATGGGAGTAAGATAGAAACACGTTAGATAGGAGTTTGATATGGATCGCATGGCATGGCTAGAAGCCCGGAAGCTATATATTGGGGCTTCGGATATCGCGAAGCTCACCGGCGCAGCCCCGGCCTCATGGGGTGGCCCGTTTAGTGTCTGGAACGACAAGACGCGGCCCGTCACCGAGGCTGAGGCCAATGACCTGTTCTACTGGGGAAATCGGCTGGAACCGCTGATTGCGGCCAGGTACGGCGAGCTTCACGGCTGCCCGGTTGCAGCCTTCGCTGAGGACTACGTGACCCCGTGGCCGCATCACAGCATCGACCACGTAGCGGCTACGCCTGACTATTACGTGAACGAGTCTGGCGATACGCTGCGCCCGCCACATGAGCGTCCGGTGGTTGAGTGCAAGAACGTCTCGGCATGGATGGCCGATGAATGGGGGCCGTCCGGCAGTGAGGCCGAGGGCAACATTCCAGAACATTATCTGCAACAGGTCTGGTGGCAACTCGGGTGCGTCGGTGCGCCGGAAGCCGTGATCTGCGCCCTGATCGGGGGCAACGATTGGCGGCAGTACCAGGTCAGTCCGAACCCCGACTGGTTCGAGAAATGGGCGGCGTATGCCGATGCCTGGTTCATGCAATATGTTCACGGTGATGATGTCCCGCTGCCCGATCAACGGGCTGACATTATCGTGGGGCTGCCAGCCGAGCAGGGGTTAATCCTGACCGCTGACGATCACCTGGAAATGGTGCTGGATGAGCGCGGGGCGCACAAGTTGCAAGAGCAAGCCGCCAGCCAGCACGTCAAGCGGTTGGATGCCCGGATCGTGCAAGCTATGGGTGATGACTATGAGCAGATCAACCGGCGTGATGGCACCGTGGTAGCGACGCACCGCGTGGGTAAGACCGGCAAGCGTCGTTTAGTCGTTAAGGCGCTATGAATGTCCTGGCTTTATGTTCCGGGATCGGAGGCATCGAACTCGGACTCAAACTTGCCGAGCCAACCGCTCGCACAGTCTGTTACGTGGAGAGGGAAGCCTATCCGCTCGCTGTCACACTCGCCCGTATTCGCCAGGGTGTTCTCGACGATGCACCAATCTGGACTGACCTCAAAACCTTCGACGGCAAGCCGTGGCGTAATGTCGTGGATTGCATCACTGGCGGCTACCCGTGCCAGCCATTTTCCTACGCAGGCAGACGCAAAGGGGGAGATGACCCCCGCCACCTCTGGCCCCATATTCAACGGATCGTCTCCGAAGTCGAACCCCGGCTCTGCTTTTTCGAGAACGTGGATGGACACCTTCGGCTTGGTTTTGAATCAGTATGGCGAGACCTTCGCGATATGGGTTACCAGGTTGAAGCTGGACTCTTTACGGCGGCTGAAGTTGGGGCGCCACATAAACGGCAGCGGCTCTTCTTCGTGGCCCACGCCGAACGTCCCCAACGGGGGTCGGAGGATGACACCGGAAGACATCGCCAACAAGGGAGCTACGGCGAAGGGGAAGCGACAGGTCGGGCTGGAAAACGTAGCCAGGCAATGGCCGACACCTCGAACCAGCGACCAGTACGGCCCCGGTCAGCACGGCGAGGGTGGACCGGATTTGCGGACGAAGGCAGATATGTGGGCCACGACGACGAGCCGGGATCACAAGGAGGGAGCGAGTCCGAGCGAGAAGGTGGCGACGAACTCCCTGCTTGGCCGCCAGGCCCCGAGGACACCGATGCCTGGGCAGCAGTCCTCGAACGAGAGCCTGACCTTAAACCCGCGATTCGTCGAATGGCTGATGGGATTCCCCATCGGGTGGACCGACTTGCAGCCCTTGGCAATGCCGTCGTACCTGCGGTGGCTGCAACAGCATGGCGACAACTTAGAAAGGAGGCGATAGGCGACATCCTGTAAAATAAAACGCTGGTCGCATCGTGCGGCTGGCATCGTTGATAGGAGAGGGTTTAAGCATGGCAGATTACGCGGGATTCCTAGACTCGAAACGGCAGGCGACGAAACCCGATACGCAAATCGGGGGGGAATATAAGGGGTCGTCGCTCTTCCCATTTCAGCGGGAGCTTGTGGCCTGGGCGCTGGATCGAGGCCGAGCCGCCATCTTTGCAGACACCGGACTCGGCAAAACGGTCATGCAACTGGAATGGGCTAACCGGCTGGGGGGGAATGTGCTGATCTTGGCCCCATTGGCCGTGTCGCACCAGACGATTGCAGAGGGCAAGCGGTTCGGGATTGAGGTCGGACACTCGATAGACGGCCACATCGCCGGAACGATCACGATCACCAACTACCAGCGTCTGCACTATTTCGACTCGGCTGACTTCATCGGCGTGGTATGCGACGAGTCAGGGATACTCAAGAGCTTCGACGGGGCTACGCGGCAGGCGATCACGATATTCATGAGGCAGGTGAGGTACCGGCTCCTCTGCTCAGCGACTCCCGCCCCGAATGACTACACCGAACTGGGGACAGCGTCGGAGGCGCTTGGCGAACTCGGCCACATGGATATGCTGAGCCGATATTTCGTCAACGACAAGCGTAATGCGGCGATGGGGCGAGCCTACGGGAAGCTGATCCAGTGGCGCTTCAAAGGACATGCCGAGGAGCCGTTTTGGCGGTGGGTATGTTCATGGGCGAGGGCGATTCGCAGGCCGTCCGACCTGAACGGATACGACGATAGCGAGTTCGTATTACCGCCGCTAGAGGAGCGTCACCACTGCGTGGAATCGAGCAAGCCGCAGCCGGGGATGTTGTTTCCGATAGAGGCCATATCGCTACATGAGCAGAGGGCCGAACGGCGGCACACGGTAGCGGAGCGGTGCGCGAAGGTGGCAGAACTGGTAGACCACGGCGACCCCGCGCTGGTCTGGTGCCACCTGAATGATGAGGGAGACTTGCTCACGAGATCCATACCGGGTGCGGTGCAGGTCGCCGGTGCGGATTCAGACGATGTCAAAGAGGCGAGGCTGATGGCGTTCGTTCGCGGGGAGACGAGGGTGCTGGTGACTAAGCCACGGATTGCGGGGTGGGGGCTGAACTTCCAGCACTGCGCCCACATGACGCTCTTCCCGTCGCACAGTTTCGAGCAGTACTACCAGGCAGTCCGAAGATGCTGGCGATACGGGCAGAAGCGGCCAGTAGTGGTCGATGTGGTGACGACCGAGGCGGAACAGCGAGTACTGCGAAACCTGGAGGCGAAGGCGAAGGCGGCAGACCAGATGTTTGAGAGGTTGGTGAAATACATGCGGGACAGCCAGCACAGCATCGAGGCGGTGCGTTTCCAGAACACGGTGGAGGTTCCATCATGGCTGTAGACGACCAGCAGATCACCGACGAATACGCGGTCTATCTATCGGATTGCATGGAGGTCATGCCGGGACTGCCGGAGGGGAGCGTGGGGCTGTCGATATACAGTCCGCCGTTCGGGGGGCTGTACCACTACAGCAGCTCGGATCGCGACCTGTCGAACTGCGACGACTATGACCAGTTCTTCAATCACTATGGGTTCATCATACGGGAGATCAATCGGGTGACGGCAGCGGGAAGGATGACGGCGGTCCACTGCGCGGACATACCATCGGGCAATACCGGCCACAAGGATCACCTCGTAGATTTCACGGGCGACATCATTCGGGCGCATGAGCGGGAGGGCTGGCGGTACGTGGCGCGGTATGCGGTATGGAAGGAACCGCTGGCGGTACGTAATCGAACGATGGCTAAGTCGCTGGCGCATCGGACAGTCGTAGAGGACTCGTCACAGTGCAGCAATGCCTCGGCGGACTATGTGGTGGTGTTTAGAAAGGCTGGCGACAACGTGAACCCGATTACTCACCCGAACGGCTTCCTAGACTATGCGGGGTCGCGGCAAATACCATCGGACCTGGAGCGATACCGGGGATGGGAGGGCAACCAGATTGAGAACCGCTACTCTCACTGGATATGGAGACAGTACGCCTCGGCGTTCTGGGACGATGTCCGAATAGAGCGGGTGCTTCCGTTCAAGGAGGCGCGGGGCGAAGAAGATGAGAGGCACGTCCATCCGCTACAGCTTGACGTGATAGAGCGGATACTGGCGCTGTGGAGCAACCCAGGCGACACGGTGTTGACCCCGTTCATGGGAGTGGGTTCTGAGGTCTGGGCGAGCGTGAGGCTGGGCAGGAAGGGACTCGGGATAGAACTGAAGCCGTCCTATTACCGGCAGGCGGTAAAGAATATGGAGGCGATCAAGGACGAGCCGCGCCAAGGGCAATTCCCGATGGAAGTAGGCACCCTGTAAAATAGTAGTGTGTATATATAGCGTTGATAGGAGTTTGATATGGCAACGCAATTAGCCGAACGAGTCGATGATTTACAAAAGTGGTTTAGTGAGCGCGAGGGCCGACTGGCCCGTGTTGCGCAGGACAACCTACCGCCGGAACGGGCGGTGCAATTACTGATCGAAGCGGGGGCCGTGAACCCCAGGGTCTTGGAGTGCCGACGCCTGACGTTGTGGCGCTGTGTGCAGGTCAGCCTTGAGCTTGGCCTGCCGATTGGGGCCGCCGGCCAGCTATGGATTCTGCCGTTCAAGAACTCAAAGCTGAGCCGACAATCTGGCACCGAGCAGGTGGATGCTGTGCCGGTGATCGGGTATAAGGGGTGGGTGTCCCTGCTGGGCCGATCTGGCCTGACGATTAAGACCCGGCTGCACTACGAAGGTGAGCCGTGGGAATGGGCTGAAGGGTCCGAACAGACCTTGCGCCACCGCCCTGATGACAATGTGCGGCTAAGTGTGATCCAGGAACTGGGTGACGCGGCTACGCCCGCCGCCGTCGAGCAGATCATGAACGGCCTTGTGCGCCATGCGTACAGCATCGCCACCACGCCCAGCGGCCTGACCACGTTCGAGGTGATGAGCAGGGCCGAGCTTGAAACGGCGCAGTCAATGTCGCCCGGCAAGAACGCGCCTGATTCGCCGTGGCGCGACCCGCTGGCATGGCCCAGGATGGTCAGGAAGACGGTCTTGACCCGTCACGCCAAGGAACTGCCCATTGCGGGGAATAAAGCCGCTGAGCGGGCGGTGGCGATTGAGGGCCATATCGAGGCCGGTGGCACCATCAATGACCTGCCGGGGTTTGATG